ATATCTCTCTGCGGTATTCAGATGAACTATAGTAAGGATTTTATTAATGGTGACATATCTTTTTACAAACGTACATACAATAGCTTCTATCTAGATCCTACATTTGAAAACATTAATTTGTCAGATTGTTCTTTTGCTATTACTAGAGATTTAATTAGTAAGCAGTATGCAAAACAATTAATTCCTTTTGTTGATCCTAAGTTTATCGATGATATCTCTATGGGTTATAGAGATGATAAATTCATGCAGTATCATCCAGAGTTTACTACCTTCTCAAGAAATAGAAATCTCCTAGCTTATGATCAATACTACAAGCGCATAACTAAGCAGAGAGATTTCTTAGTAGATATGAAGTCTAACTTCTATAGAGACATTACCGATTTACCAGCTGAAGATATTAAGAAGCTAAAGCTTGGCATTAGACGTTTCGACGAGATGCGCAGAGATGCAAGTTCACTCGGCATTGATGAAGATGAAATCCCTGAGATTGAAATTAGAACTGTTGAAAGGGGATTTGTAGAACTAAATATCATGCTTAATGGTCAAAGAGTTTACTGCGGAGAAGATAAGACTGGCGTCAATCAGACATATCCATTTGTTCCTGTAATTTGCTATATGGAACCTTCCATTTGGATGCCTTCACAGAGAATACAGGGAATAGCTTCATGTAACTGGTCACTTCAAAGACAGTTCAACAAACGTCATATGAAAATCACTGACATGATGGATAGCTGTATCTCCACAGGTTACAAATATCTTATTGGTTCTGTAGCTGATCCAAGCGATCTTCAGCAGTCAGGCCAAGGCAAAATTATTGGTGTTGACCCAGAAAATGCACCGCAGGGTCTAGATTCAGTACAAGAACTTCATGGGGGTGCTGCTAACCCCTCACTCGTGGAATATCAACAAGTACTAGACCAGCTTTCTTTGACTCTTTCCAATGTTAATGAAAGCAGCATGGGTATAGATGAAAAGGGAAACACTCAAGTTTCAGGAAGATTAGCGCAGGTTAGAATTGCACAAGGACTAAGAGGTAATAGAAAGATATTTGACAACGTTGAAACCTCTCAACAAGTGCTTGGTGGTATTATTCTAGAAGCAATTCAGAAGAACTATTCTCCTGGAAAAGTTGAGCGCATATTAGCTGAGAAACCTACAGATCAGTTTTATGATCAGGAATTTGATCAATATGACGCAGTAATTAAAGAAGGCGTGAGATCTAAATCACAGAAAGATGCCTACTACTACGAACTCGTTAACCTCAAGAAAGACGGCATTGTCAATGTGCCTGAGTCTGAAATCGTCAAAGCACTCTCAATGGCAGGCCTTAGTGATCTTGAAGAAGCTATAAAAGCTCAAGAAGAACAGATGGCCAAACAGCAAGCTAAAATTGATGAACAAGAAAGAATGGCCCTCGAGCTTAGTAATGCACAGAAAGAGCAAATGCTAGCTCTAGCGCAAGAAAGAAGAGCACGTGTGGTCGCAGACTTATCCTTAAGTCAGGAAAGGGCTTCAGAAGCTGAAGAAAACAGAGCACAAGCGGCTCTAGCAAGGGCTAAGACTATCACCGAAATAGCAGCGATGAAAGACGATAGAATCATTAAGGTTCTTGATTTTGTTAACAGACTCGAACAAGCCGAATCACAAGACAGACAAAACATAGATAAAACAATACATGCACAAGCTGATCAAATTAATACTGAAACACAGGGATCAGCTGAGAATATGCAAGCACAAGCGATGCAGCAAATGCAGCAATCGGAATCAAACAACATGCAAACTATAAGCCAAGGAGGCTAGTTATGGCATCAATGAAGGGCAAAAGCCCAGGCAAATTTATGGACAACGGCACAGGCGTATGTTCCTACAAGAACAACCCAATGAGTCCAGCAAGCAGAGTAAAACCTGAATGCGGTCCTGGTATGAATGCTGATCAGTCAAAAGCTAACAAGCTTTTGCAGAAAGCACATGCTGAAAAAGACTCATTACGCGGCAAGAGTGGAATGTAAGATATGATGACATGTCCTACTAGTGGTTTGATATTACCCAGTAAGTTTGTGGACGAGAAACAGTCCTTAAAAAAATCAATAAACGAATGGGTGGAAAGAACAATTAGTGAGCATTCATATCTGAAAGGTACTTATTACCTTACATTTCATGCGAAGTTTAATCCTAGAGATCCATCTACTTTTGAAATAGATGCTCCAAAGATTACTAACAAGTTGCCTCCGTTTTTATCCAACTCACTAGTGTTTTGGGTAAACAATACTAAAGGCGCTTGCGAATTACTTTGGATGGTCTCTCCTAAGAGAAAAGGGGAGAAGTTGAAAGTTGAGTTTAATACATCAGGTGTTGCCTACCTGCAAGCAAAGGGCGCTATGCCATCTTAAGAGGCTATCTTAAGTTTATTTACGAGGTTAATTATGAATGACGAGGAAGACGTAAACCCTCAAATGGAACAAGTTGCCGAAGCTCCAGAGATGGAGCAAGTGGATGAGATGTCCGAGCAATTGGAACAGATCCCACAAGAATCAAAGACTCAAGTGCCCCTTTCTGCTTTGCAGAAGGAAAGAAAAAAAAGGCAAGAGCTTGAATTAGAGCTTCAATGGGAAAGGGATAGACAGAGGCAACAGAAAGTTGCACCACCTCCCGAAGAAGACAACTCAAGATATGAGTCTGCAACTAAAGAAGATTTAAGCCGATCTCAAGAAGAAGCGATAAGAATAATAGAAGAGAAGCTTTGGGTTAAGAATAACCCAGAGAAATTCGAAAAAGTAAATGAACTTTTACCAAATTTTTTGAAACAAAGACCTAATCTTGCTAGTGCGATAAATTCAGCCACGAATAGATATGAGGAAGCATTTATACTTATGGAAGCATTGACACCAAGACAACATGAACAGATTAAGAAAGCCCCTCAAGTTAAAAAGGATGCCCCTGGTTCTCCTGGAGGAGTTCCTAAGTCTGCTGTGTTGAATCAGGCTGTTGATATCATGAGCATGAATGATGCCGATTATAATCAGTGGAGGCAGTCGCAGCGAAAGCGTAGATAGGCATAAGGAAAAAAATGTCATCAATTACGACTACATCTGGCTATGGTTCAATGGCTGATAGATGGGCACATCGTGCACTTCTACAGCGTTCAAAACCACGTTGTGTACACAATCTTTTCGGACGTGCATTTACACTTCCGCAAAAGAATACTGATACCGTCGCATTCCGACGTCAAGAGAATTTGAATTCTGATCCTGTTGTATTATCTCAAGATGCTGATCCAGCACCTGAGCAAGTACAAAAGTTTGATATTAACGTTACCGTACAAGAGTTTGGTAAAGTTGTTCTATTAGGTAGAAAAGTTCTTCTCGTTGTAGAAGATGACACTGCTAATGAAACAGCTGATAACCTTTCTCAATGTATGCACACGATGTTAGATAAAGTTACAAGAGATGTTTGGGATGCTTCAGTGCCTCAGATTTCTTGTCTTAACGGTATCAATGGAAATCCGATTACAGAACTTACACAAGTTGATGTAAACCGCGCTATCCAATACTTAGATGATAACGATACAGAGAAAATGACCCCAACCATCGAGGGTACTTCACGTTTTGGTACAGGCCCTGTGGAAGATGGTTTCTGGGTAACTGCACACGTTAATTTGAAACCAGATATTAGAGCTTTAGATGCTTTTGTACCTACTTCACAGTATGGTTCTCAAGAAGCTGTTCTACAAGCTGAATATGGTGCTACTGATGAAGCAAGATGGGTTACTTCTACACTTGTAAAAGTATCTAGTGCTAATCCTCCAGTCTATAACAACACATTCGTAGGTGCTAATGCTTACGGTTATGTTGGTTTAGATCAAGTGTCAACTGAGATGATCTTGAAGCCTCTTGGTTTTAATGATTATTTAAACCGTTTCCAGTCAATGGGCTTTACAGCTTGGTTCAATGCTGCAATCCTTGATGATTCTCATATTGTAACATTGCTTTCAACTAAAGCTTAAAGGGGGATTTCATGTCAGATCTATTTCAAGGTCAAACAATGACCTACGGAGCTAAGTTCATCTCCGCTGGCGTAGCTCACACTTTCACTTTTCCGTTTCAACCGGATAGAGTGACTTTTTATAACTACACTAAGTATGGTACTTCAGATACTTTCGTGCAGTCTACATGGTTTAGAGGATTTCCTTCAGGGGATGCTCTTCAAATTGGTGTTGGTACTGCTCCTGCTGCTAAGATTGCCTTAGAAGCAACAAACGGTTTTACCGTTGCTGATACTTCAGGTGGTCAGGCTTCTATGCAAGCAACTATTAGTGGTATCACTGCTGCTGATCCTGTTGTTGTGACACATAGTACTTACACTTTCCAAACTAATCAGATTGTTAGAATTACTGACTTAGGAGATGTAGGGGTTACTAATCGTGGTATGGCTCAATTAAACAACAACAGATACAAAATTGTTGTTCTAAGTCCTACAACATTCTCATTGAAAGATGTTATTACTGGTGAACCTGTAGACGGTACAAGCTTTACTGCATATGTTTCTGGTGGTCGTATTGCACTTGAAACAGCTGTAATAAGCTTGAACAACCCACAAGTTTCTCCTTATAGCAATCTTAATCCTTACGATCCTAATCCTTATGCTTACGATCCAATTCTTTATAAATTGACTGTAGGAAGTGCTGTAATTGGTGCTGACTCAGATGTGTTTTATATTGAAGTAATCAAGTACGGGGAATATGTAGACCTCGGGGATATTGCTTAATTTGTTTTAGGGTAGGGATTAAACACCTCTACCCTTAAAGGTTTTTGATGAAATTCCAATGTAGTAAATGCGGTGCTTGTTGCAGACGTGCTGGACTATCAGGATTTATGCCCCAAAGAGAAGATGGAGCATGTATCTATTTAGCAGAAGACAACACATGCAAGATTTATGCTACCAGACCCGAACTTTGCAACATGGATAAGATGTATGAAGTTCGAAAGAAGCAGATGAATATTAGTAAAAAAGACTACTTCATCCTGAACAATGAATTTTGTAATGAGATGATCAAAGAAGACAAGATGTCTGATGAGTATCTTATCAATATTAAAAAGTATGATGAATAAGTATGGGTCAAGTTCCACATAGAGCAGATATAGCAGGAATAACAAACGCCTTTCCATGTGAAGTGACAACGATAGAAGAGCATGGATATACAACGGGCAAGTTTATTCGCTTAACTGATCTTAATGGAGCCATGCCGACACCAAGAGGGGAAGACCCTCTGAATAACTATAGATTTAAGATTGTCGTAACAGGTGATACCACATTCAATATCAGATATCCGGTTACTGATGAGTATGTAGATTCCACAAACTATCCGCCTTATGTAACAGGTGGGTACTGTAATTTAATAGAAACCAATTTCGTCTATCATGGCGATGAAGAAGATGAGGAGTAATAATGGCTAAACATAAGCATGTAGCTCAGAGAGAAGAATCACCTGAAATTGAAGAAGTATTAATGGATGCTGTAGCAACAAAGCTTCCTATTGAAGAAATGCCTTTGGATACTATTAGAGATTATAGGCTGTATAATGAAGAAGCTAGAAAGCTCAATAAGAAATTGCGCATTAACAGATATCCAGTAAAGCAATGTCCAATTGATCTTCATCCAAAGCAACGAATTGTATTTAGAAGAAATGATCAGCCTACAAATCCGCTTCCAGTTTTCTTGAGTGATGACAGAATTCATTTTGATGAAACTTTGATTCCTGGAAAGACCTATGATTTGCCTGAATATATTGTTGATTATCTAGCAAAGAAAGGTAATCCAGTTTGGGGATGGGTAGATTTACCAGGTGGAGAAAGAGAAACGA